ACAGAATTTGTGTTTGGAGTAGTATAATATTCAGCCATAAAAGAGGTATCTCTTTGTTCTAAATAATATTGATTTCCACTTGAATCTGTTAATTGAACATATCTAATAAATCTTAAATCATCTGGAATAGTTACATATCTGTTTCCAATAATACAACTTGATGTAGCGTAGAATCTATCGGTATCTGCATCTACTTCTCTATAAATTTTATTTTCTGCATTAATAATAATAGGTTTTAAAATAGCATCACTAAATACATTAGTTCCTACTTCTGTATAATTTCTAATGTCTGTTTGTAAGTCTAGTAAAGTATATGCCATATTAAGAATTTCCTCCTACTACTTCTAAAGTCACAGGACCTGCTGAACAACTTGGTCCACCTGCTTTTAATCCACTACCTGCTGTAGAGTTGTCCGCACTTTGAAAATAAAAATAACTTATAGGATTAGTTAACACATCATTGGTAGTATTACCAGTTACATTTCCAGTTTTATTTATTTGTCCTAATTGAATTGTAAAACCATTTGCAGAATCAATATCTGTTACACCTTCTATGTTTGGAATAGGAGCGAATGATTGTAAATTATGTGCATCAGATCCACCTGTTCCTGCAGATATAACTTCTGGTGCTCCTCTTAATCTTACTATGTCTCCGGCTTTTCTTTGATGATCTAAAGAATATACATTCACATAAGTATTATTGTCAGCGGCACTAACAACAATTTCAAATGGATTATTTTCTAATAAAATTAAACTAGCTACTGAAGCTCTTTGTGGTCTTGGATTAAATAAAGCTATTGGATCTGAACCAACTGGTTTTGGACTAAGCTGTGGTTGTTTGGCTTCAAATTCTGAGTAATGAACTAAAGATCCATTCCACTCTCTAACCATTTCTGAATAAGGAAATCTCATTCCTGATCTATCTGAAATTGCTAATGCATTTTTTCCTGAAGCATAACCAGCCATTATACACCATCTCCATAAAATGTTTGTGGAGATATAAAGCTAGACGTTCCTTGGTTGTCAGCATCTAACGCTCTTAACATTTCACCTTCGTATCTTCTTTCTAATTCACCAGATCTTTCTGGAGAAACTTTTTGACTTAAATAATATGCAAGTCCTGAAATCATACATGGGTAAAATCTATTAATTACATCTGAAGTATTACTATATGCACCAACGTCTTGAATTTTAGCCATATAATAAAAACAAAATTGAAAGTTACTTGGAGTAGTTGTACTTGAAATACTTGCACTTGCAGTAGCATATAAAAAAATACTAGGATTTAATTTTCTTTGTGCATAATATTGTGATGGTGTTCCTTGAGTTAATTTATTTGGAGTTTGTGAATATTGTGATCTATCTATTTTAGTTAAAGCTACATCTTGAGGAGCAGTAATTGTAGAATTATTTCTATAATATGCTTCTAAAACTTCATCAATATCTTCTGGAAAATTAGTACTATCTGTTGCAAAACTATATTCTGCTTGTCCTTGTACTAAAGGAATTTTAGCAAGTTTTACTTTCCATAAATGAACACCTCTATTACCCCATTCTTGAAATAATATATTTAATGATCTTCTCGCACTTCTTAATTGATAACCTGTTCTAGTTCCTAATACTCCAGTTCTTTCATATGCTTCTTCTATAATCTCATCTATTTGTGGATTAAATTCTGTAGTTTCTGAAGTGGGTGCTATTGTTTGTGCAGTATTACCCATTCCCACATGAATGCTACAATAGTAAAATAATACTGGAGCGCCTACTGTTCTTACCGGAGCGACAACAATTTGAGTATATGCTCCTGCTTGTCCAGGTACTCCAACTATAGTTACACCTGTTGTATACTCAACACCTGATCCTGCTGGTAATGCATGTGTTCCTAATTTAGTAGATGAAAATCTTAATGGATGACCTGTATTTGTAGTATTAGCTTGATCAAAAATATAAGTATTACCTTCTTGTAAATACAAGACAGGACTTACTTCTCCGTTTATATAATATTTGTTTACGTTTGCACTATACTCGTTAGTACCAGTTGCAACCGTAACTGTATAAGTAATAGTCGCCATGTATAAACCTTATCCGCCGGTAATAGTTAAAGTAACACTTCCACCCGCTCCAGCTAAATTAAATACAATTCCTTTATCAAAAAGAATTCCAGAACCTGGTACATAAACTTCTAGTCCTTCTGTTCCAAATTTATATGTTGCTACTAAATTATCTGCTGCCGCTGCTCCTGCAGTTGCTGCATTATGTAAAAGTAAAGTAGAACTTGCTATTCCTAATCCTTGAATAGAAGTAATTCTAGCTCTACCCAATCTTGCTAAAGTATCTGTTGCAATTACAGCTAAGTTTAATGTTGTTTGGTCGCTTGAAAATGATCCGCCGCCTGACATATGTTTTCTCCTGTTAAATTGTGTGTGGGCCGAAGCCCACACTTAATTAATTATTACTAGTTAGCCGCTTTATCTTGCAAAAGATTTGCTTGAATATACGTAATTGTTACAGACGCTTGACCTGCAGTTGATGTTGTTCCTACTGTTGTAAGAGTAGCAGTTATTCTCGTATCTTCATTAACACGATCCATATTATCAAAAGCCGAAGTTTGTTGTGTGTGCTCTGCTACAGTTTTACCATCTTGAGCCGCAGTATAAAAAGCTGCTGTTGCTCCACCTGAATCAGTTTTACCAACCGACATAGTCGCACTAGTTCCTGCGTTACTGGCTATTGCAAAACGCATTAGTACTTCTACTATCTGTGAATTCTTAGGTATTACACCTACGTTGTAAGTATTTACTCCAGCTGCTGCTGCCATACTAATCAGTATTGATTGAGACATTAAAACTTGACCTGTGTTTTTTATATTTTCACCAAGTATTGTTCCTGTTGTGTTTGAGATCGTTCCCGCTTTAATAGGTCCCGAAAAAGTAGTTGTTGCCATGATATGTTCTCCTAGTTCATTCTACATAGTCTCTAGGCCGTCGACTATACAGCGTCTATGTAAAATATATTATTAATTAAATGTATAGTTAGATATTTATATATGATTTTTAAGTAGAGTGCAAGAGATCCTAAGGTATTTATGCATTTCAGCGATGTAGCTTTTGTCTAAGTTGCTACAGAAACTTGTGGAGTGACGCCATCAACTTGATTTTGTCTATGAGCAATAGCTGCTTCTTCCAGCTTGATATCAGTAATGACTCTTTTTACTCTGTCATCAATCTTAACCATCTCAAGAGTATACCTATTATTATCTAGGTGCTCCTGTTGCCACTTCAACTCCAAGGACCTTTTTTGTTTGTATAGGTCTTGTATCATCTATAACCTCCTCATAAGTTATTCGATTTAATCCCGTATGATAACTATCTCCGAGATACTCCCACACTATACTGTTTTCTCCTAGCTTGTCAAGTATTGCATTCTCAACACTTTTAGCTGTATCGTCAACATGCTCAACATTAAATTGTGCATGATAGTTATAGGCCCAGATAGTTATAGTAGTTTTTTTCATTTACACACCTTGTTGTAGTTAAAAAAAGGGCCGTTTTTAGGCGGCCCTTTAAATTATTTATTATACTGCGTCAGATCCGAATATGCCTCTTGGATCAGAGAATCCAAATACATATCTTTCTCTAGCTTTGTATCTTACGTTTCCTGTGTCAAAGTCACCTTCCATAGAAGTTTTGATAGGTGATCTAACAAAATGTTTAAGACCATTTGGAACGTCAGTTTTAATGAACCATTTTTTTGCAGCCGTTAAGTAGTGATTTACTACGTAACCTTGAGGAATCATCCCCATGTTTTTGATTGCATTGATATCATTATCTGCTGTACCAGTTCTACCTTCAGACTTCATAAGTCTGTCAGCAGTAAATTGAAGCTCAGAAGGAATAATCATTTTCATTCCTCTAGCCGCAATTTTTAGGCCTCTTTCGTCAGTCAGTGCAGCGATGTCTATTAAAGACTGCTCCAATGATGTTTCGTTAAGATCAGCTGCAACTGCTAATGTATTTCTAAAAGATCCTGAAAGCGTTGGGTGAGCTGCACTCATTAGTGCTACTCCATCTCCGCCTGCATAGACATTATTAAAACCATTATTTAATACTGCTGCTGCTTTAACTTGTTTAGTGTTCGCCATAGATCTTGCTAACGCTTTTGTATATCTAGACGCAAGTCTGTCATACAAGTTATCTTCGATAGCTTCTTCTGTGATTGCAAACGCTAAAGCGATTGTTTCATTTGTGTAACGTGCTGTGAAAGTTTCTTGTGCATCGTCAAACTGAACGCCTTGGCCTTCAGGTTTAACTGCTGCATTAGCAAAACCAGATAACATTACTTCTTCTTCGAAGGCTCTGTCAGATGATTCTGTGTCAAAAATTTCACTATGCTCGTTAGCATACTGTTTGTACTCAAGTCCAAATAGTGCATTTAGACCTGGCTCTAGTTCTTTAACTAGTTGTGCTCTTGATATTGCCATGTTTTTATTCTCCTATTTGGGTTTAATTGTACAATGCTGAGTCTGGTTGAATAACAACTATAACATTACAGCCTGCAACTAGCAGGTCTTTCTGTTCTGGTATATTACTATTTCTTACCAATCTAAACATTCCGTTTGTTGCACTTGCTCCAACTGTTGCAACGTTAAGATCGATTCTAGACAGTCCGTCTATAGCATCCGCATCTACTTCGTTGTTTGGGTTGAAGAAATTCTCTGAGTTTAGAAGCGCTTGTGCTGCAGCAGCATTTGCTGCTAAAGCTGCATCTAATCT